AAACTTTTGAATTTCCTATTGACAATCTGCCTGTTCTCAGGTATACTAATGCCTGTCCTCCGCGAGAGGGCGACAAAAAATTCGGCGGCATAGCTCAGTTGGCTAGAGCATGCGGTTCATACCCGCAGTGTCCCCGGTTCGAATCCAGGTGCCGCTACCATTTTACTAAAGTTCGGACTACGCGTCCGTTCCCATATAGAACGGCCCGGTGGTCAAGCGGTTAAGACACCGCCCTTTCACGGCGGCAACACGGGTTCGATTCCCGTCCGGGTCACCACTTCCCCATCGCCGTTTTCTCCAATATGGAGGCATAGCTCAGCCGGTAGAGCGTCCGCCTCACACGCGGAAGGTCACAGATTCGAGTTCTGTTGTCTCCACCAAATCGCTATCCATGAGTAGCAGCAAAGAATCCCCCGAAAAGCCTTGAGCATCAGGCGTTTCGGGGGATTTTGCTATACAGCTGCGAATCGCCCAAAAGGGCTAAAACAGCCTATTAAGACGCATAAGGTGGTGGAAATAGTGGTGGAAAAACTTTGCCTTTTCGCCCTACTCCAGCGCCTTATTTACCATCAGCATGACCTCTTCCCGGGTCGCCAGGCTGCGAGGTCTGGTTCCCTCGGTGATGCCCTTGGCCTTGGCCTGCTCCAGACCCTCCTGGGCCCACTGGCTGGCGGGCTCCTTGGCCCTGCGCGCCATCCAGTCCTCCATCATCCGGTCAAACCATGCCTGGTCCTCCGTCAACTCCGTCTTCTCTTCTCTCCCCTTCCAGCGCAGTACGCTGTTGATCCGCCGGTTTTCCGCAGTCCTGGAGGCCGCCCCGTCCCGGCTCTGGTAGTAGCTCCCGCCGCCGTCCAGCTTGAGCACGTCGGTAAAGCCCAGCCCCCGGAACACCCGGGCGGCCTCGCCGCTGTCCAGCAGATTTGTTGTCCTGGACTGCCACCCCATGACGTACACCACCATGCCGTCCCCCTTGAGGCCCACCAGCGTGTGCCAGGTGGCCCGCAGCGGGGAGGTGTCCCAGCCCTGCCCCTTGGCCTGGGCGGTGGTGCAGGCTTTCCCAGCCCGCAGCACGGGGATGCCGGACACGGCGTAGTCCGTCCCCTCCGGCACCGTCCGGATCTCCTCCACCCGGGCCTTGCCGCCAGAGATCAGCAGAGTGGAGATCGCCTTCCCGTACATAGGGTTGGCATAGACCCACCGGCCAGCGTCAAACGTGAACCGGTCCCACTGGAACCGCCCGCGCTCCTGGCAGTAGTGCCGCGTCCACTTGCCCGCGGCCTTGTAGTCCGCCACCAGATGGCCCGCAGGCAGGGTGAAGGGCTCCCCCGCCTCGGAATAGTTGGCGAAATACCCAGCATTGGCGCAGTTGTCGCCGCACTCGGATTTGGGCCGGTCCACCAGCTCCACCGTCAGATCCTCCGCCGGCACCGCGGTCATCAGGACCTGCCCGCCGCCCTTGGCCTGGAGGTCATACACCTCCACAAGAGCCGCCGCCAGCCCTGCCGCCGCTTGGTCGGCAAACTGCTCCGTCAGGATGATGGGGGTGTCCGTGGTGGAGTCCATAAACCCCAGCTCGATCAGCGTGGCGGGCATGGTGGTATAGTTGAGCACATACAGGCTCTGCTCCGCCAGCGGCTGCGCCCGGTTGCCCCGCAGGCTGGTGGCCGCCACAGTATAGCGGTACACCGCATTCCGCACCACCTCGCTCTGCTTCTGGTGGCTGGGGGCCACATAGGCCACGATCCCGCCGCCGGAGCCGCCGTTGATCCCGGCATTGTGGTGGATGGACAGATACACATCCGCCTTGGCCCGGTTGGCCGCCGCCACCCGCTGGGACAGGGCCACGTCCCTCTGCCCGGTCACGTCGTCCACCCGCATGGTCCGGCAATCGTACCCCGCCAGGATGGCCTCCAGCTTATCTGCCACCCGGCTGTTAAGCCCCCACTCCCGGGTCTCTCCGGGGTCGATGCTCTTGAGGCACCGCTTGCCGGGTGTGCTCAGGCAGTGCCCCGCGTCAATGCAGATCAGCATGGGCTCAGCCCTCCTGACCGGCCTGGTGCTCCTCGTCCTCCTGGATGCCAGCCTGCACAGCTGCGGCGAACGCCTCCCGGTCCTGGTCGGCGAATGCGTCCACCAGGGCCTCGTAGTGGCCTCCGATGAACTCGTTGATGCCCTGCTCCGTCATGCCCTCGGGGATGGGGTGGCCCTCCTTGTGGCGGGCCAGGGCAATGGTCAGGTCGGGCAGGTCCAGGTCCTCACAGGTCTGGAAAATGTCATAGATGTAATTGGCGTTCATTTGCGCTCCTCCTCTCATGTTGTCAGTTGTTGTGTTTCACTTGCTCAGTTGCTTGGCCGCCTGGTTGACGCCAGTGGCCGCAAAGCCGCTCACGATGCCCACGGCCAGAGCCGTGACAGGATCCGCAGCCGGGAAATCCGGCACCGCCAGGGCCATGCAGGCAATGCCCAGCAGGCCGCCGGACACGCCGCAGGCGATGGGGATCCACTTGTTGTCCACCCCGGACGCCTTAACCACCTGGCCGATCAGATAGCAGATCACCGTGATGGCCGCCACGCTCGCAATTCCAAAGTCCATACGCTCACCTCCTTTCACAAATCACAGAAAATCGTGCTTTTGTAGCCGCTCGTCGTACACCCTGCCAATATTGGCAATGGCGTGGGTAGCCCGGCTGTTGGGATAATTCGGGTTCCTCTTGCAAAATTTTTCGTAGCCATCGATCTCGGCTAGGATCTCGATGAACTCCTCTCTGGTATGCGGGATATTCCGAATCAATTCGTTATTGAACTGCAAGATCCTGGCCCGGTGCATATCCGCCGCCCGCTCATCGTCGGTCTTGATGTGGTTGTCCAGCTTGATCCGGGTCTGCTCCAGCTCGGCCAGCACCTCTGCGTTGATGGCCCGCCCGATGGCCTTGGCGATGGCGGACCAGGGGTTGATTTTGACGGGGGCGACCTGGATGACCGTCAGCGCCAGGACCACCAGCCCGCCCCCGCCTGTCAATAGCTCCTGGATGCTCAATGTCCGCCTCCTCTGCCTAGCCCGCGGCGGGGGCCTGTGCCTCCCGGCGCAGCTGCTCTCGCTCCTCCTGGGTCAGCCGTCCGGCCTGAACCAGCGCGTCAATGCGGGCATCGTCCCACAGCCGGGGGTAGTATTTCCGGGCCAGCTCGTACACGCTCATAGCTCCACCCCCGTCATAGCAGCCAAAAAGTCCACGTCCGCCCGCAGCCGTTCCGCCTCTGTGGGTTCCGGCTCCGGCTGAGGCGGGAGGGAGGATTTCCACGCCTCCCAGGCCTCGGCGTTCGGTGCCACTGTCACTGCACTGCCCTCTGTGTCAGGATCCGGCTCCCCGGTGATGACCACAAAGCCGTTGTACTGTACCAGCATATCCGACTGCTCATCTGTCAGTGGGATCGCACTGTCAAAGGGCGTGGACTGCGGAGGACTGTATGCTCCCGAGTCATTTGGGATAGGGTCGATATACCACAACATTTCGCTTTCCTCCTTTATCCTATTGCTACCCAGTAATATACGGATCCACTGCTATTCAGCTGAGACCCAGAACGGTCTTTGTCGTAAGAAAAATACCAATAAAATGTCTTTCCATCTTTAGATTTTTTCCCGTATGAGTATCTAGCTTCATCGTTGATATATCCTAGCTCGTAGAAACCATTTCCTGATTGAAATGATTCAGTAAGGGTGTCTGCTACCATGACTGCGTTTCCTTCGGTACTACCACTATAAATAGGTTCATGGTAGTTTACTCCATACGAGTCCACATAGGCTTTTTGCACCATAAAAACGACTTTTGGGGCAAAGGAGAAAGTTAGTTTGTTCGGGCTACTCTCACCCCACGTCCCCGTCCCAGTGTACTTACCATAAGCGACTTGAATTGGTGGACTTGTAAAATTCTTATAAGGGATACCAATATACTCATATTCATATCCACTCACTATTCCACTCTTCGGGTGTGCGTTCGAGTCAGCAGAGAAAAGGTATTCCCACTCACCGATGGTTCCAGTGGTATTTATTCTTCTTCTCCACCAATGGAGGTTATACTTTCCTAGAAACGCAAACACATCGTTGGGGATAGCAGACTCTAGCAACCCATACATTTTAGCAACGGAGTCTTGAAGTAGGTTGGCTTTATTTAACGGTGTCCCTTCTTGAGTCGGTTCGTCTGCACGAACCATTTCATAGGTGTTCTCTTGTCCCAATACAGGGATCAATTTCACCCGTCCTGGATAAGTTGGAACTCTGTCTTGCATACTTAGACCTCCCCGCACTCTACTTCTCCGCTGTAAAACCAGGCAGAGGGCATATTTTTCAGTAACTTATCAATATCCGCTAAAATCTGCTCGATCTCATTGGCGCGAATATAGTCCAGAAGCTCCATGCTCTCCGGCGTGGCCGGCGTAGAGGGCAGGACCGCAATCACGCCTCTCAGTGCCTCCACATTGGAAATATACTGAGCCATTTGCTCCACAGTGGGGTAATAATACCCCTCTTTCCACTCATAGGGATCTACCTCCGGCCGGATCACCTCTGCCCCTGCCGCAAACGCCCCGGACCCAGCATTTTTAAAAAACTGAGCCTCCACTGTGTCATATAAGCCGATCGCGCCAGCCTGGTCCTTACACGGGACCAGATCACGCACCAAACGTGTTTGCTCATAGATCTTACAGGCATACAGGGTCATGCTCGTGTGCTCCTGAGCGGCGGAGGAGCGGTCATTGCAAAAGAGGTACAACGGATATGCCAACTCAAATACAGCCTCACCAAGGGTCAACACCTTGGCCCCATCCAGAGAAATCGCGTTGTGGTTGAAATCCACTGTATGTTCCCTGCCGTCGTTAAGCCCGGTAAAACTCCCGTTTTTTGTACCATAGTGGGCAAAGTTGACGCCCAGGGCAAATCCGTTTGCGGTCCACCCTACGTCTGATCCAAACACAGTCTTGCTGCCGGATTGACTTGTGGACATCCGCAGCTCCACCCGTGTATTGCTGGTTGGGTTGACCCCGGTGTTGATGTATTGGGTGCCGGAGCTTGTGATGGACTCCAACTCCGTATATCCCTCCGGTATCCTCGGAGCCTCTTGCTCCACAGCCTTGATCCTCTGATAACCTGTTGTGCTGTACCCGAGAACCGAAAACTGATTGGCAAGCTCCTCCATCGCCGCTGTGACACGGTTGAGATCCGCCGCCTGATAGATTCCCTTGTCGTTCCGGGTCTCCACATCCGCCTGGGTCCGATCTGTCACCAGAGAACTAAAATCAAAACTCATGCGCCCTCCTTGTCCCAATAGATCACGACGCAGCCGGATACTCCAGCCTGCCCTGCGGTGCCCTCTCCAGGATAGTTGTCGATCTCCCAGTGTGAGCCGACCGGATTCCCTTCGGAATCATAGCTTGGCTCTCTATGGCGGTTGCCCTTGATCCCGCCCAGGCCCTTCGCGCCACCATCTCCAGAGCCGGGGACAGGCTTTTGGACCCCGGTTCGCGCAAAACTATCGCCGCTTGCAATATCCGTATAGCCAAAAGGGAAACGGCTGCCATTTGCGCTGCTGTATTGCCCAAAAACAGCGTCGTCCCCGATCTGGACGCTGAACGACTGCTGCGGATTGATGGATACCGTCCCGGCCCAGACAAGCCCTCCGATGCCATCCACTCCATCCGCTCCGGCCTCATCCCAGGTGCCGTCCGTTCCGGCTGTCCCATCCTCACCTTTGCCCACAAGTATGAGCCGCAGCGCAGTGACGCCCGCCGGGGCCGTCCAGGACCCGCTTTTGGTGAGCACTGCCCGCTCCTGAAACAAGAAGGACCCGTCCGCCTGGAGCAGCCGGCTCTGACAGCCCTGGAGCGCCCCGTCCTGAATTTTGAAGGTCTGCATCATTCTCCGGGCGGTAGTGGCGCGGGACTCATCCAGCCAGATGGTGTCCACGTCTCCGATCTCTCCGGATGGATCGCCCCGCCCTGTGGTCTCGATGACGTTGCCGCCGTAGCAGCTGAGAATCAGCCGCGCCGCGGTCAGGGCCTGGTCAGTCGTGTGGAGGAACGGGTTACTGATAGTCACAGTTTCCTCGCTGCTGGTGGCGTTGCCGGAAACTACATACTCTGTGTTGCTTTCATCCGCCAGTTTGAAAATCAGGGCCGCAATGGATTTATTGGCCCGCATCACGGGATAGCCCGTCAAATTGTCCAGCAAGAGCTTGCCACCCTGGCTCCAGAGGGGCTCCACTGTCAGGTCTCCCGTACCCGCTGCCGCCCGTGGCCAGGTCCCGGTCGCCATACACGCCCAGCGAAGAATATCGCCGCAGGACTTATCTGTTACCTCTGCCACACTGTTCGCCGTGACCGGAAGTTCCGTATATGCTGGGTCAACATGGTATCGGCCGACAAAGTTGTGGCCCAGCTGTGCCGTGATGGCCCCCACCCAGCCGCCCAGCGTGGTGGGCAGCTTGTCCGGAACAAGGAAGGTCCGTCCGGTCAGCAGTCCCACGATGTCCACCAGGGACCAGCGAATGGTCAGCCCATTGTCCCCCGTTTTCCACCCATCGGCCGCCTGATAAAACCGACCGATCTTGCACCGCTCTACCGAGCCGTCCGCCAGACGTACGCCAATCAGCGCATCGATTCCCTGTCGCTCCTCCAGCGAGAGGAACAGTCCACCTTTGTTCCGGGGCTCGAACCGCCGGTCGTGGTTGTCAATAGACAGCTCCAGCGTCCCGTATGGCAGGGATAGGCAGCTGAAATCCCCCTGTTGGGCACAGGAGAAGGCCGCCAGGATGTGAGCGTCCCACTGCTCATACAGACCCGGCAGGATCTCAGCCACCCGCATCCGGCGGCCCGGAAGGCTCCACTTGCTCACCGTCACACGGATGGCATCCGGGTTGTTGACGGTGAAGCCACTCAGGCTGACAGACCTGGCCCGGTTTCCAGCAAACTCCTTTGTGTAGTAGGCTGTACCCCCCTGCCTGATCTCCACAGCGAAGGTGTCCGGCACCCCGTCCCAATCGTCGCCCGGAAAGTATACCGAGCACGCCTGAAGGATGGAGGCGTTGGAAAACCGCTCCTCCACCCACACAGCTGGGGAAAAGCTCCCATCCTCTCCGGAGAGCACATCACCCACAAATCCAACCTGATCCGCCGTCCCATCTGACGGGATCAGACGGAACTTACCGTTGAGGACCCACCTGTGTGGCTCCAGAGTGGCGTATGGCGTCAGATCCATGACTCGGTCATACAGCTGGGCAGACTGCGAAAAATTCGCCGCGCCGCTGCTCTCCGCGCCGGAAAAGGTCATGTCCGGGTCGCTGATGTCCACCACCGCCTGGATTTCGATCCTCCTGGGGCTGCCTACGATTGCCGCCCGGTACGCCGCACTCTTATCCAGCATGGGGGACCTCCTCCCGGATGGTAAACGACAGATTGTGCCACAGCCCAACCCCGCCTGTGGAAAAGGCGTAGGTCGGGTTGGTGATGGAGTCGCAGATAAAGGTGCTACTGACCGGCTCGTCACGGGCGTCCGGCAGGACTACCGCCGGGAAGGGTGCTCCGCTTCGGAGCACCGCCAGTACCTGGCGCAGTGTGTCGTTGCCCATATAGTCAAATGTATAACTGGCTCTCCAGATCCGTGAGGCAGGCTCCAGCGCCTCCAGCACCACTCGGCCAGTCACCATAGTCACCTGGCGGGTCAGGACCTCCTCCCAACAGGAGAACTTGTCCCCGCTGGCCTCCGGCAGGCGGACCCCGTTCAAAATCAACTGATTCATATATCGTCCTGCACCTCCGGCCTCTCCCTGTCCACCGCACGGAAATCGTCGATGGTCTCCCGATAAAACTCTTTCCCATTGACATTCATTTGAAGGATGATCTTATAGGTCCCACCGCTGGGGCCTCCGATCGTGCCCAGCGCGTTGACCGCAGAGGCGGTCACCTGCCGTAGCTCTCCCGCTGTCACAGCGGTCGGGGCCGGCGCGGAGGCAGAGGCCAGCTGCCGCATGGCTGCGGCCTGATCCGCTGTCAGCACAGCTTCTCCCTTGTGCAGCTGGGCGATGTACCCGTCCCAGGGAACATAACTCAGACCGTCCGCATGGGAGCCGTCAATCCCCCAAAAATTGTCCCAGCCCTGCTCCAGCTTTGGCCGGGTCCGGTCCCACCAACTATTAAGGTCTTTGATCCCCTGGACCACTCCGTCAATGGCACCGGACAAAAAGTTAAAGCCCGCCGTCCCCAGGTCTCGCAGACCGTCCCGTATGGGGGATAGCTTTTCACCCAGTGTCGCTTGAGCCTCTTCAAAACGGAGTTGGCTCTCGTTGGCTGCAACGATGTCCCCGTTTGTATCGATCCATGCTTGTCCCGCCTCTGCCAGGCCCTGCCGGGTCAGCTCCTGAAGTACGATATTGGCTCGCTCTGTGGCCGTCTTGGCCTCCGCCAGCTTGGCATTAAAATCGTCCTCACTGGCACCTGCCCAGTTGAGCACATCCGCAAATACGCCCGTCACCTGGCCCGCCTGGATGGTCTCGTTGATCGCCTCGGCCAGCCCGTCGATGGGGATGGAGTCTCCGTACCTGGCCCAGGCCCCGATGGAGGCGTCGGTAATGGCCATCAGCTCCTCCTGGCTCACACCGATGGCCTGAAGATTGGCGGTAGTCGTAGCTGCCGCCTGGGTATCCCCCAGCACGGTGTACAGCCGCTCATAGGTCTGCGCCGTCTCCTCCGCACTGTATCCGGCCTGCTGGGAGGAGACCTCCAGAGTCCCCATGATCTTCCGGTACTCCGCCGAGGCATCCACCACCTCAGTGATGGCCCCGGTCACCGCCTGTACGCCGGCGGTAACTGCGCCCACCGCCGCACCTCCCATTAGCATTCCTTTCAGGTCACCCAGTTTCCCCACCACATTGTCCAACCCCTGGAACGGGGATACAAAGTCCGCGTCATCGCTCTCCTGGGCTGCCTGCTTGACCTCGCGACCGTACTCGTCGATGGAGGAGGCCGCCTTGTCTGCGCTTCGCTTGGCTTCGTCCAAATACCGCTCGTTTTTTTGCAGTTCGCCGTTTAGGTTGAGCAGCGCGGTCTTTGCATAGTTCAGCTGGCGCTTATACTCGTCTGTCCGCTTATCGGCGTCCCCGTAGGTCTCAGACGCCTCCCTGACCGCCTTCTCCAGCGCCTTTACCTTTTCCGCCTGCTGGTCATACTGCTGGCGGAGGACCCGGTTCTTTGCGCTCAGAGCATCCACAGTGTTGGCCTGCCCGGAAAACTCCGCTGTCACCAGGGACATTTCTGATTTCAGGTTCTTCAGCTCAGAGTTGACCAATCCCATCTGCCGCTTAAATTCCTGTTCTCCCTCCAGCTTGATTGCAGTGGAGATCGTTCGTACCGCCACAGGTCAGTCCTCCTTCCGTTTCAGCCCGCGCCGCTTGATCTCCAGGTTGACCAGATCTGCCGTTTCTCCCGGCGTCAGGATTAGCACCGCCCGGGGCGGCAGGCGAAGAAACTGCGTAACCGTCTGAAAATACTGGACACGGTCTGTCTCAATGCCGTTTTTTTTTGCAGCTCCTGGAGGCCCAGATCGGTGTACTCCTCCGCCTCTCCGTGGCGCATCCCAAAGCCCTGCCGCACCGTCTGTGTAATGGCCAGCCGTGCGCGTGGGATCTCCATGGGGGCCATGAGGGCCATCAGGCGGCCAGCCTGAGGCGGCTTCTCCCGGTCATACCCCAGATACCTCCTGGCCAGCTCTCCCTGCTCCGCCAGCTTTGCCAGGATCCAGCAGGTAGCCTCCAGGTCCTTCCGCCCGCTGCCGGCGATCAGTTCCAGGATCTCGGCGTCGGATCCATAGCGGTCAAAAATATCAAAGAGCGCCGCACCGTTGAGCAGCAGGTGCAGCGTCTGTCCATTCCATATAAAATCAACTGTATTCATGGGCTTCCTTTCTGTTGGGGGCGGGTCTCCCCGCCCCCTCGTCCGTCAGGGGGACGCCTTTGCGATCTTCTTGTCCACCCAGTCCTTAGCCGCTTTCTCTGTGGGGAAGTCATCAGACTCCACCTTCCACTTCCCGTTCGCTGGTGCGGCCGCTGTGAAATTCAGCGCGCCGCCCGTCAGGGTAATGGAGTCGCCCTTGGTTGCATACTCCGTGCCCTGCATGGCCGCCTTAGCCTTGGGATAGTAGATCCCGTGGTACGATTTGACTCCTTTGACCATCTTGTTGATGTAGAAGCCAAGACCGCCATAGGGGGCGTTGTCCTCCGTGGAAAAGACCAGATCCTTCCCGCCCTCGGATTCGATCTTGGCCCCCAGCACCGCGCTAGCCACACTGTTGGCCAGCTCCGTCACCTCCACCGCTACGCCACACTCCTTAAACTCGTTGACGTGCTCCTCCAGAGCATTGTCTCCAAAGGCTTTCGCTTCGTTGAAGCTGGGGGAGTCGGTCACCTTGACCAGCGACCCCAGAGAAATGGGATCCCCGTACTTGGGGAACGCAGCGGCATCCGCGTCCGGCTCGGTCTCCGCAAACGGGGCCCATCTCAGATATTTCGCACCATACTTTGCCATGTTAGCCTCCTTACAGATTCAATGATTTCAGCCAGCGGTCATAGACAGCAAGCTCTGCCTGCTCCACCTCCGGGGCAGCTACCTGGTTGGCCTTGTTCATCCAATCCCGGGCCAGATATTTTCGTCTGGGCGCACCATACGCCTGGACGAACCCGACCTCGGCGTTGGTCACCACCTTGGCGCTCCCCCCCTTGGTATAGGTCCTCCCGTGCTTAGAGCGCTTATATTGCCGGGTCACCCCACGGCTCTGATAGATGTGGTGGCGGCCGGTGGGATACACCAGCACATACCGCTGATAATCATTTCTGGCGCTTCCGGCCTTTTTATGGGCCTCGATGCTTCCGGCCAGCTTCCCGCTGTGGACCAGGCCCTGAGCCCGGATCTGCGCCTTGTGGTGGCGGAGCACCACCTGTCCGGCGGCGTCAAGCATCTCCTCCACCACGTTGTCAGGGATGGCGGCAAATTCCTCCAGGGAGAGGTCCAGACCCTCGATTCCCGTGGCATTAAACGTCGCCATCCATGTACTCCGTCTCAAATACCAGCTCCGCCCAGTGGTCATCCCCCGCCGAACTGACCGTGGGATAGGACAGGCCCGCAGCGACCAGCGCCCGCTTGATCTGCTTTTTCTTGGCCTTGACCTCGGGCGTGGCGGTAATCCCCGGCCGCCAGGGGAAGATCCAGTGCAGCTGCACATGGTATCGGATGGAGTCCGGCTCATCATCCCCATAGTACACGGGCTCCTCCGTGTAGGTATAGACGCAGAACTCCTCCGCCTTTCCGCCGTATACATCGATCACACACACTGGGACCAGAGGCTTGATTGCCTCCTTGATGATCTCATCCAGGGACATAGGTATCCCTCCTTACAAAAAACTGTTCACCTCAGATACGCCGGGCCGGAGCCGGTAAACCGTCAATTCCGCTCTTCCGTCCTCCGTCTGATAGGCCCGCAGCACCCGATATGGATTGCCCCCATACTCCACCTGCTGCTCGCCGTGGTAATCGGTGTGCCAGTCCGGCAGCACAATCATCAACTCCGGCTTGAGGCCCACGGTCATTGCCTGATAGGTCTCATTTCCCCGGACCGATGCAATGGAGGCATAGCTGCGGCTGCGCGCCTCCTCGCCTGTTGCTTCATCCACCGTAATCAGGACCACGATTTCGTCAAAGGTATACTCACGCATCTCTGGCCCTCATTTTCTCGTGTGCCAGCCGGTCATTGAGGTCCAGCCGGAGAAATTCCGGCAGCTGCGCCCCAGCCTGGAGTGTCCGGCGCTTATACATCCATGCGGCATACTCCACCTGGAGCTGCACATCCCCCGGCGTGTCCTCCAGCGTGATCCCACGCTGGGCGATCCTGGAGGCCGCAGCCTCCAGGATCTGCTCCAGCATGGCCACACGCTCGGCCGGCGGATTGAGCATATTCAGGTTTGCCTTGAGCAGGGTCAGCTTGTTCAGCTCCGCCATGGCCGCTGCCTCCTCTCGATCAGGGTGCGCTGGCCACGACCACAGAGCCGGCCTTGACCACCTTTCCGGCCGCATCCAGTTCCACGACCGTAGCATAGGAGCCGGTGGCCGCCGTCAGGTCCGTCCCGGATTTGTAGGCCGCCCAGGTGCGCCCAGGTGTCTGGCCGGGCTTCACCAAGGTGGGCTGGGCGCCGGTCTTGACCTTCAGCACAGAGCCAGACGCCGCGCCGGTCACTGTCAACTTGGTCTTGCCCTTACCGGAGCCGGCAGCAGAGACAACGGTCAGAGTTCCCAGCTCGCTGTTGGCATAGTCAGGGGCAAAATCGTGGTCCGTGATCACTGCCTGATTGTCGTAGCTCACCGCCACAAATGCTTCGCCTACGGCGGGTTTACCGTCCATGCGCTGGGTCGCGGTAAACAGAGTCTGGTCCTGGATCATCAGCGGGATGTCGCTGCTCCGAATGTTCGCTCCGGCCCGCTCCACCAGGGAGTAGACATCCAAATAGCCACCGGAGATCTGATAATCAGGCAGGCCTGGGAGCTCCACGATGAGGCCGCCGATCACAGGCATGGTGTTCTGCATCCCGGCCACCAGTGCGCCGGATGCGTTAAAGGCCATAGCCTTTGCCAGGATATCCATGTGGGTCTTTCGGTTCATCACCCAGGTGGGCTCTCCGCTCTGGGAATAGGTGGGGTCCGCCACCGCCAGGGCCGCGATCAGCTTCTGGAAGAACTCCACCCCGCTGGAGGCAGATGCATCCAGCTTGATGATATTGCTGGTGTGAAGGTCGGTAAAGGCCCCCTGGTTCTTGCCCCACCACGCAGGAGCCTCCTGGACCGCCAGGCGGGTCATATAGCCCACCGGCATCTTGGAGCCAGTTCCGAACACAATGGCCCAGTCGATTCCCTTGCCAAGGGCCTGGCCCATCATGTCCATGACGTCGCTGGCCAGCGCAAGATTGTCGTCGTCCTCCAGAGTGCTGTTGGGGATTGCCAGGTAGCCGCCTACCTTGTAGCCGTCCATCTCGACCTGCGTGAAGCTGAGCTCCAGCTCATTGAGGCTGTCCACAGCCTCCGTCCACACTGCAGCGGGCACAGTGCCGGCGATATTCTGTCTGGCCTTGCCCTTCAGCGGACGGAAGCGCACCCGGCCGATCAGCTTGGAGTAACGGCCGATATTCTCCCGCAGCAGGTCAAGCATCACTGTGGGGATCCCCAACTCCGCTCCGCTCACGCTGCGGGTCTGGCCCCGCATCTCCCGCAGCCGGGAGAGGAACCCGCTCACGTCCTCCCGGGCGAGGAAGGTGTCTCTCTGCTGGATCGTCAGGCCGAAAAAGCGGGTTCGGGTCTCATTAGTCTCCATGTGGGTCACATCCTTTCTTCTCTCTCCGCCAGGCTTCCCCTGGCGGGCCTGCTTGGCGGCGTCCTCCGCTGTACGGATCTCCTCCTCCAGCGCGCCAATGGCGCTCCGGAGCTCATTCTGGTCCTTGGTGTTCTGTGCCCGCTCCTCCTCAAAGGCGTTCACCGCAGCCTCCACGACGGAGCGCTCTTCCTCGGTCTGTGCCGCCTCAATGTCGGCGGCCAGCTCCTCCTCCCGGGCGGCATAGCCCTCCGCAGCACGCTCCAGGGCCCGGAGGGCCGTCTGCTGGTCGGTCAGCTTTTTCCGCAGGAGCAAAACTCTCAATGCCATATCATGTTCCTCCTAATCTCTGTTTCATGGTTTCCCGCCAGGCCTGGGCCTGCCGGTGCTGGATCTCCTCAAGCTGCTGCTTTCGGGCGCTGACCCCCGTGGCCTCATAGGCCGGGAAGGTGCAGACGGTCACCTCATACAGCGGGTCCACCTCCTCGATCTCCCAACGGCAGGCGCCGCCGCCAAGATCCACAAAGGTCTCACGCTTGATCTCAAAACCAAACGAGCACTGGTCAACGTCACCCCGCTGGACGCGGGCGTAAAGGTTCATGGCGTCAACGTCGTCTCGGTTGATTTGGATGCTTCCCCACAGGCCCCGGCTGTCCTCCTTGAGGGACAGCGTCCCGGACTTGGTCCGGCCAAGCACCAAGGTCGTGTCATGGTTGATCAGGGCCCTCACATCCTGACTCAGACATCCGGCAAAGGCCCCCGGCTTGACGATCTCCACAGCCCCTTCCCACAGCTCGTATGGGGAGTCAAAGACTGCAAAATAGCCCTCGATGTACAGCGCGCCTCCCTCCGCCTCCCGGGTCTCAAAGCGCTGGGGCAAGCTTCTGGTCTGCCGCTGCTTCCGTTCGTTCGACATTTCAGTCCTCCTTCAGCTTTTTCTGGTCGCCGATCATACCGGCTGGGATGTAGTTCTCCAGGATCACCCGCTCGTCCAGACCCTTGACCGGGCTCAGGTCCAGCCAGTCCCGGACCTCGTTTCCCGACATGATCCCCCGAATAAACTGATCGTCCCCCACCTTGGCCAACTCTGTCAGGGAGTAGGCATACAGCTTGCGGGAACTGAATTTGAAGTACAGATCCGGAGACAAAAGCAGCTTTCGGGTCAGTTCCTGCTGAATGGCCGTAGCAATAGGAATCACAGTCTTACGTATAAAGTTGTTGTAGGCATCCTGGTCATACTCCCCCACGCCGATCAGAAACGGCGGAGTTCCAATGGCAGCAGCCACAGCCCGCTTGTCCAGCTCCACATTGTCGCTGATGGCCAGATCAGCCAGACTCAGGGGCTTGACCTGGACCACATCCATAAGGTCCGCTGGGATGACCCATGGGTCTCCGGCCCGCTGGCCCTTGATGTACTCATCCACCAGCCTCTGCCGCCCCGCAGGGGAGGAAAACTCATCGGAGATGGCGTCCACCTTGACGATCACAGACGGCTTCCAGTTGTTGGCCAAAAATGCGTTGGTGGTGCTGGCCGACTGCCTCAGATTTTTGAGCACGTCCCTCAGCTGGAGCCGCACGCCGCGGCCCATCCATGGGCGCCGGAGCTCAGGCCGGAGGATAAAATGGAGTACCTGATCCGGGCGAAATGCCTGTCCCTGCCACTGGACCGTATAGCCGCCCGCTCCGTCATCTACGGGAAAGGCTCCCGGCATAGGCACCAGATCGGCCAGATAGCCGTCCTGGGTCAGAGGGAGAACAAAAGCGTTTCCGTCCCCGATGGTCAGCATGGTCTGCACGATCCAGCTGATAAAGCTTTTCCGCGTCCCAAGAGAGTACGGTTTGATGTCCATGAAGCGGCTCAGCTCGCTCCGTTCTCTCACATCCCCCTCCGGCGTGTTGCGCATCAGATAAATGGGGGCTGAGCTGATCACATCGGCAATGGCCCCGACTGCCGCCGCCACGTCCGGGCTGTCCGCCAGGGAGGCGTATCCGTTGGTCTGGATGCTCTCCCATGCTTCTGAGGACAGCAGGCACGCCGCCAGGCTCTGACTCAGATCCGTCCGCAGCCTCGGGGGCCTGCGGGCCGCCCGACGGGTCGGTGTAAGTTGATTCACTGGGGATCACCTTCCTTCGTTTCTTCCTCGAACCAGCCGCTTCCCCGGCTGCGGCCGTCCAGATCCTCCAAATAGGTGCAGGCTGCAAACACCGCACAGTCAAACACATCAATCCGGAGGTTCGGTGCCAGCTTCTCATACATCACCATATCGTCAGCCTTTTCAATGCCCCGGACATTCTGCACGCAGTATTCAAAGGGTTCGGCGTGGCAGTAATAGAGGGTCCCACGCTTGGCGCTGGCCTCCAAATAACGGAAGCCCTCGCTTTTCCGTGTAAACAGCTGGGGCTGATCCTTGATGGGGAATCGCTCCTTCTTCATCTCCAGGTAATACTCACGACAGAACTTCCGGTCGTGTCCGATCCTGCGCATCCGGAAGCCATCTGTCCGGCGTTCCTTGTACCACCGCACCACGTCGCTGTGGTTGAGCACGTTGTCGTTGCACAGATCCAGCCACCCATCATCCTCCCAGCCAAACAGGGGGATCTGATCCTCATGGGCCTTGACGGCAGCCGCCGCCCGCGGGAACCAGCAGTGCGGGATAATGATGTCCACCCCCTTGTAATGACCAAAGAGGCAGGCTGCGGTCAGGTCATGGAGCTTAGACAGGTCCGTACCCCCATACCAGCGGATGGGAAGCCGCCTCAACTCATCCATGCTCCAGTCATACTTTCGATCGCTACGGCGGAACTCCTCAATGTCAAACCAGGCATTCAAGGCCGCGGTGAACACATTCAGGGACTTTTGCAAAAACTCTGTCCGAAGCTGTGGATCATCCCTGGCCTGAGCCGCATCGTTGATCATCTCTTGAGGGCGGATACTGCGTCCCCAGCCGGGGTTGCAGCACTCCAGGACCTCCGGATTGCAGTAGTCCACCTCTCCGCTGTCTGTTCTCGGGGCCGCGGCGATAAAGACAAATACGCTGTCCGCCGCCGCCCCGGTGACCGTTCCGTTGAGGATCTTCCGTCCGTATTCCACACGCCTGGCACAAAAGCCGGTAGCCAGCTTGCCGCCGGAGCTGATCCCAATGACCAGCTTGTTGGTGTATGCCTTGGTGGCATCCTTCAGGACCTGGTACTGGTTGGCGCTCTTGTAGGTGTGCATCTCGTCGGCAATGACTATATTGCAGTTGAAAGAATCCTGCTTGTCAGGGCTGGAGGCCAGGGCGTTGATGGACAGAAACCCATCCTCGCCCACGTCTCCGGTTATAGAGCGCTCCATGTTGTTATTGATGATCCGGAGTCCATTTTCCGGGTCATCGTCCACCGTCACCTTGAGGCGTTTCAGGTTATACCGCAAAAAATCAAAGCCTTCCAGCGCCTGTTTGAGTGCTCCGCCCACCTCATAGACTTTGGAGCCCGATCGGCTCTCATACAGCCCCAGGGCCCAGGCCAGCGCCGCCGCAAAGGTAGTCTTGATATTCTTTCGTGGGATAAAGTCCAGCGCCTCCTTAAAGCGGCGCTCCTGGCTTCCGGCCAGATAAAAGCCCATGATGTTGTACACAATAAACTTGTGATACGGGAGGAGAAGGAAGGGCGTCCCACGAAGGGGCGTCGCGTCCAAGAACTCCCCCTGCTGGTGGCAGATTGTAGTCTCAATGATTGCCAGGATCTCGTTGGCCGGATCCGCTCGGAACTCCCATTTTGGATTATCCAGGTCCCTCAGATACCGCTCGCAGGCCTGCCTGATCTCTGGACATACACACAGCGCTCCGGAGACACAACCCTCCACATAGGCGTCCACCTCAGTCAGATATTCAGAGGCGTGATCCACAGCGTAATCATGCGCCTCCTCCAGCAGTTCCTCCAGCCGACTCCGGCTCCCGGCCATCTCCGCCTCTTTCCGCGCCTGAGCTTTGCGCAGACTGGCCGGCGTCAGACCCAGTTGAGTCCTCAGAGCCAGGACATCCTTGCGCAGCTGGTCCACCACCGCGTAGTGTGGATCCTTGGCGGTATAGGCCGCACCGGTCTTGTTGACCAGCTCCGCCACCATCTGGCCGCCGTTGCCCCGCCATGTCTTTTCCGCCCGTGACAGCTCCCGCTCTGTCTTGGCCAGCTGTCTGATCGTGCCGTCAAAAATCGGGCTGTATATTCCGACAGATTCCATATCCGCCCGAATCATGGCTTCTCGGCCCACGTCGTTCCCTCCTCTCCCGCTGGCTATGCCTCGCCCAGGCGCGTCGTTTGCGGGCGCGTCCCGCCCGCACGGTAATTTCTACGCGCCTGAACCCCCTCCGCCGTTTTTCCCGCCGTCGGAAAGAGTTCCGCCCCCGGTCCCAGGGCCCGGCCTCAGTACGGCTCCGAGGGTGGGGGGGCTATCCTCCGCCGCCATGCCTCGCCCAGTTCCGTCAGCCGCCCGGTCCGCCGGTCGTGCATAGCGTCGTGCCGGTCTCCGGACAGACTGACCAGGTTCCACGGTGCCCATGCGTACTCAGGATACTCCTCCGCCGGCCACACATGATGGACCGTCGTCGCCTCAACCGCTTTTCCATACCTGGCCCACTCCCGGCAGCGGTATCCGTCCCGCCGCAGGATGCACCGGCGCAGTCTGCGCCACCGCTTGCTCTTGTAACCATCCCAGGCCATTTTGTTCCCTCCCTCCCGCTGGCTGTCCGTCCTCTGTCCCCGGGCTATCACCTCCGGGCAAAACAAAAAGACCAGAGCCAACGATCCCACCCACTGGGTAGATCATCAGCTCTGGTCCTCTCGACACTGGCCCTCTGCGATATTCACGATATACCGGCTTTTGCACTGTCGGCAGTACAGCCGCAGCCGGATGGCTTTCATGTCCGGCGGCGCTTCCTGGAGTTTATTCCGGAGACCAGACTCCAGACACTTCGGGCACAGCACATATCCGCCTTTCACTGGGAATATTCTATCAGTTTTTGCTCCACACTTCAAGGGCTTTTCCTCCTTTTCTCCACCATGGACGAATTATTAAGACTGGTTTCAAGGCAAAAAATTATTAGGTGGCGGCCGTTTCCGCTGCCTGGGCTGCGTATAGGTATATTCGGCCTGCTCCCTCACAGGAAACATAAGATAGCGCGCCCCGATGCAGTCCCCGTATCCGTATGGATTGCGCTCGCAGAAGGGCTCGTAGTCCACCGCTCCGTATGGCGGCGTCAGGGTAACGCTGTCGCTTGGGATCTCAATGTACTCGATCTCCGGCCGGCGGAGATTCCGCGAGCACCGCCAGGTCCGCTCTCCGGGCTTGGGCCGGCCAAACTCCCGGGCCTCCTTGGTCATATACTTGGCAAGCTCCCGATAATAGTGGACATCCAGCGGCTCCGCCCGGATATACCCGCCGCCCTGCCACAGACTCCGGATCTCCTCCAGATCATCCACATCCGTGGCATTGATGACCACATGGTGGTGGATCCTCCGGTCCTCCAGGGTCCCGTCCTCCACCAGCCAGTCGTTGGCCCGTTTTTCGTGGTACCCCTCTGTTACATAGATATATTGCAGCTCCGCGCCCCGTTTTTTGCGGGCCGCCCGGAACCTGCGGATAAACCGTGCAAAGTACCGATTGGCCGCGTCCTTGCTCTCCGGCAGGTGGTCATCATCATAGGTATGGGTCAGGACCAAAGCCCGGCGGCCGAAGTTGGCCGCCACCACCAGCTCTAGTTCCCGCCAGGAGCACTTGTCATTGTAAAACTGCTGGGCCGGAGAGGTGGCCTGGCTCCGGGCCGCCCGCCCCTGCCTGCCGGGCGGACGGTCCGGGATCGTCCCAATAACCTCAATGTGGAGCAGTCCGGCCTTGATGTGCTTGATTGCCTTACTCATCTCCGCCCTCCTCCAGCTGGTCCAGGGCCCGGCAGATGAGCCGCCACTGCTCAATGGGCAGTTTTTCCGCTCCGGTGAGGACGCCCCGGAGCTTGTCCGCCGTGAGATCTCCGCCGCACCGGCTGGACACCGCCTCCAGACAGCCCAGGCCGCCCGCCTGACGGTACTGCTGGAGCCGTTCCAGGGTCTCCTTCTTCTCCCGCCACGGGTTTGGCCGTGGCGGCTGAGGCTCCGGCTTGGGCCCCGGGACGCTGTGGGCCCGGAGGATGCCAGCGTCCCGCTGGATCTGCACCCCGCCCAAGCCGGGAAGCTCCTCCACCGCCCAGATGGTCCCGGAGCCCAGGACCAGCACCCCCTGGGCCAGCGACGCCACCACATAGTCCCGGTATGCTGTCAGATCCGCCTCCCCCCTGTCTCCCCGGGGCAGCTGGATCACCAGCACCTGATGTGTCAAATCACCCGTGCAAATCTCTGCTGGATCCATGATGACGCTCCTCCCTCCTCCATCTCTGCCGGGGCATCCCCGGTCTCCGTCTCTATGCGGGCCTCCAGGTCCCGCAGCTTGGCCAGCGCACCATACACCCGGGGCGGCAGGGCCGCCAGCTGGTCCCAGCTCACGCCGTGCAGCCCCCAGCTGCCGTCAGCGTCCTGATAGGTCAATCGCGCCATGTTCCAACTCCTCTCTCAGCGCCTCGGCGCTGTCAAAATATTGTGTACTGTACATCCCAGGCCGCCACCGCTCCAGCCGGATCAGGTAGGGCACGGACCAGGCCCGGGAGGCGGGGCAGGTGCTCACCCGCACCCGCAGCGCCCCCAGCGTCCGCTCGATCTCCATCTCACCGCAGCGGTGGTGGGCCCGGGCGATGGTGTCCAGATCCTTATCCGTCAGCAGATTATCCATCGGCGTCCATCTCCATCCTAGCCATAATCTCCGCCTTCCGCCGCATACACCAGGCAAACACTGGGAACCTAAAATCCTTTTGGGTGGAGCACTGCGACAAAAATCCGCAGGTCTCACAATGCCCGCCGACGATGGCCTGAGAGATCGCCAGTCCCTCGGCCTGCTTTTCGGGCGGATATGGCCGGTCAAACATG